GTACACTAGCATCAAACGCTGGTAAAGTTTACTTGGTTTCATCACAGAGAGAACTTTCTGAAACATTTGGCGATGCACTGTTTTATACAGATGCTAATAACAATCCAATACACGGCGGCGAACAAAACGAATATGGTCTTCAAGCAGCGTACTCATTCCTTGGTGTTTCAAACAGAGCATATGTTGTAAGAGCAAATCTAGACCTTTCTGCACTTACTGCTAGTGCAACAGAAACTGCCGGCAAGCCAACTAATGGTGCATACTGGTTTGACACCAATGACTCGCTATACGGTGTATTTGAGTGGAACGGCAATGCTGCAAACGTTACTGGTGGACAAACATTTGTAAATAAAGTTCCGTTGGTTATCACAGACACAACCAAAGTAGTTAACTTCAGTGGTGCAAATTATACACCAAAAGGTAGTGTAGGTGCAATTGGTGACTATGCTGTTGTTGCTGTTACAAATACTAATAAACTATGGTATAAGAATTCTGCAGGTACTTGGGTTGCAGTTGGAAGCGCAGCGTGGAAAGCAAGTTTTCCATTTGTAACTGCGTCTATTGCTAATCCAACACTAACCACTGGAAAAGTTTTTGGAATCAGTCTAACAGCAGATAGTAGTGGTGCAACACTTTATGAAATCATAACAACAGGTACAACTGTAGCACAACTAGCAGCAGACATAAATGCAAACAGCGCACTAGTAGCAGATGGTATTACTGCTAGTGTTACAAACGGTAGACTAAATCTTTTCTATAACGGTTCAAATGGCGATGTAATTGAACTATTTGGTGATGATGCAACATTTTCTGCACTGGGCATTACACAGCCTAGATTATATTATCCACCATCAATTCAAGTATCACCTCACACACAAGTTCCTGCGTTTAAAACAGCAGACGTTTCGCCACGTCCAACAGGTTCTATTTGGGTTAAGATTACAACTCCAAATCTAGGTGCAAATTGGGATGTTAAGCGTTACAGTTCCGATACAGATTCGTGGACAAAAATTAACTCTCCAATCTACGCAACTAATCACTCAGCCATTTATGGATTAGACAGCACTGGTGGCGGCGCAAACATTGCCGAAGGATCTCTATACATACAGTATAATTCTTCAGAGGCTACTAATACTCTAGCAGATTTTAAAATCTTTAGAAAAAATGGTTCAGGTGCAACTACTATTACTAGTAGCAGAGTTGCAGTAGGTTCTTTCCCAATTGGTACTTTCACATTTGATATGTCAGAAAGTACAACAGGGGTTAGTACGCTAACTACTAAAACTATCTCGTTTACTTCAGGAAACGTAGGAACAGACGCAGATACATTAGCAAATGCTATTAACAGTGCAGGATTTACAAATATTACAGCAACAGTTGATAGTCAAAACAGAGTTGTAATTTCACATGCAACTGGCGGAGAAATTAGAATAGTTGATACTACTGGCGGTTTTGATAATATCTTTACACCATTTGATGCAACAATCTCAACAACAACTACAAATCTATACTTTGTACCAGGCACTGATGTTAGTACTTCGCCAAAGCAGTTTGTAGCAACACTTTGGAAGGCGTTGGTTTATGACGCACAAGATACTGCACCTACTACTATTCCTGCAGATGGTGCTCTATGGTATAGCAGTGTTAATGACGAAGTTGACATCATGGTACACAACGGCACTATTTGGAAGGGATATAGAGAAGTTTATCCTCTAACTGACCCAGCCGGACCTATTGTTGGCGCATCAGAACCTATAAACGGCGACCGTTCAGATCTCAGCAACTTAGTTGACGGTGATCTATGGATCTCTACCGCAGACATACAAAACTATCCGCAAATTTATCGTTATAGCAGTGTAACCAGCAAATGGGTACTAATTGATAAAACTGATCAAACAACTGAAAACGGTGTATTATTTGCTGATGCACGTTATAACACTGCTGGCGCAAACAGCGATGTTGCTGGCGAAATCACAGAACTACTTGAGAGTGATTATCTCGATCCTGATGCACCAGATCCGTCACTATACCCACGCGGTATGTTGCTATGGAACCTACGTCGCAGCGGATTTAACGTGAAGCGTTTTGAGCGTAACTACATCGATATTGATGGTGAAAATACTAGAGTCGGTGACGAATCAATGAGTGGTTACTATCCACACCGTTGGGTTACTGAATCACAAAACAATGACGACGGTTCAGGATCGTTTGGATTAAATGCACAACGCAAAGTAGTTGTACGTTCTCTACAAGCAAGTGTAAACAGCAATCAGGATGTTAGAGATGATGAATCAAGAATATTCAACCTAATTGCTTGCCCTGGATATCCAGAACTAATTGGTGAATTGATTAGTCTAAATAATGACAGAGGCCTAACAGCGTTTGTTGTTGGTGATAGTCCTGCAAGATTGCAACCGACTACAACTGCAATTAGCAACTGGGCAACCAACGTTAACAGCGCCGTAGAGGATAACGACTCCGGACTAGTAAGCAGAGACGAATATCTAGGTGTTTACTATCCATGGGGCTTTAGTAGCGATAATGCAGGCAACAACATTGTTGTACCGCCAAGTCACATGGTATTGCGTGTTATTGCACTCAATGACCAAGTTGCATATCCATGGTTTGCTCCTGCTGGTACACGTCGCGGTGGTGTAACTAACGCAACTGCAACAGGTTACTTAAACAGTGAAGGTGAATTTATAAGCACTGCTCTTAACACTGGACAAAGAGACACATTGTACCAAAACAACGTTAACCCAATCACGTTCCTTAACGGTGCAGGTCTTGTAGTTTATGGTCAAAAGACTCGTGCAAGAAATGCAAGTGCTCTAGATAGAGTTAACGTAGCACGTCTTGTAATTTATCTACGCAGCCAATTAAAAACACTTGCAAAGCCTTATATATTTGAACCAAACGACAAAATTACACGCGATGAAATCAAACAGCAGGTAGAAAGTCTATTGGTTGAACTTGTAGGCTTAAGAGCACTTTACGACTATCTAGTTGTGTGTGATGAAACAAACAACACACCAAGTAGAATTGATAGAAACGAACTGTATGTAGATATTGCAATTGAACCAGTTAAGGCAATTGAATTTATTTATATTCCGCTACGTCTTAAGAACACAGGAGAAATTGCAGGTCTTTAAGATTATAGGGGGTTGAAAGATACCCCCTACAATTGATAAATACTTGTAATAAGGAGTTAATAATATATGGCAATCTCATCATTAACAAAACTAACTGTTCCACTAGCAACCAACGACAGCGCAAGCAGTCAAGGTTTGCTAATGCCAAAACTTCAATACCGCTTTCGTGTTACGCTTGAAAACTTTGGTGTCAGTACTCCAACAACTGAACTTACAAAGCAGGTTATGGATGTAACAAGACCAAACTTAACATTTGAAAACATGGAAGTTCATGTTTACAACTCAAAAGTAAACCTAGCAGGTAAGCATACTTGGAACCCACTAACACTTAACTTACGTGAAGATGTTAACAACAACGTTCAAAAACTTGTTGGTGAACAACTACAAAAGCAATTTGATTTCATGGAACAAGCAAGTGCTGCATCAGGTATTGACTACAAGTTCTTAACTCGTATCGAAATTCTAGATGGCGGCAACGGTGCATTTACACCTACTGTTCTTGAAACTTGGGAGTGCTATGGTTGCTACATTAGTGAAGCAAACTATAATACACTAAACTATGCAACAAGCGAACCAGTAACAATTGCATTAACTATGCAATACGACAACGCTGTACAAACTCCAACTGGCACTGGCCTAGGCACAACAGTCGGACGTAATGTAAGCACTGCCGCAACTGGCGCTGGCCGCTAATAACAAATAAAATGATTGCCATGAAAAGGAGGATATTATTCCTCCTTTTCTATTATCTATGCACTTAATCGAATAGATAAATACAGTATGTCGATATTCAACGGTTTTTTTGATAACTTTTTTAACTCTGTACAAAATCCTAAAGGCAACTTAGGAGACTACCAACATGCGGCAAGACTTTATGTTGACAACAACATGCGTCTTGCTCCAAAGTTTAAACATCTCTATCATGTTGTATTAAATATTAATCCTTATGCAATCAGTGATACGTTATATCCTTACCGAAGTGAAATTAACATTTTAGCAAGAAGTTCAGACTTGCCAAAATATCGTATGCAAACACAAACAGTTAACCAATACAACAGAAAAAAGATTATTCAAACCGGTGTGCAATATCAACCAGTAACTATAGAATTTCATGACGACAACGCAGGATTAACATCTTTACTCTGGGAAAGTTATTTTAGATATTACTACAATGACAGTAATTATACTAGAAGAGAAACCGACGGAACTCCGTCAACTACTGTTCCTGCATACTTAAAGGGTGTTAATGGTATAAATCCAATATATTGGAATACAGATTCACAGCGATATAGATTTGGCC